GAATAAGCAAAATGCTGACGCCAGGTAGAAAAGAGATGTTGTAATCCAATAAGAAGATGTTAGTTTCATCACTGAATAAAAAAGGATATCGAATCCTAATGGATTGAAGAACATTGCTACCATTAGTAACACTTGAGTTATAACTTCGAGATTTGTTTTCTTTTGATCGTTTATCACTATCCATGTTTATTTTATTATGTGAGACATATAATAACTTTTATTTTTTAAATTCACCAAGCAAACTACCAATTGCAGTAGCAGTATGTTGAATATTGTTTATAGTTTCTTCAGGTAATAATTTAGTTTCTCTAACAAAATCAATACCTAACATGCTTATAAATTTACCATCTAATGAGTGAATAGCAAATAAATAACTACTTTTACATCCAGTTTCATTCGCAATATATCTTAAACCATATGTTGGAATATTTTCATTTTTATAATCAGATATACATATTGTTCCTTCTTCTAGTATATGATTAATAGATTTACTAAAAAGATTAACAGGTATATTCTGAAAGTTAGATTGTATTGATGAAACTCCAGGACTATTTACTTCATATATAATTGAAAATTTTTGTATTGATTTACCTGTAGGATAAAAATGACCTCCATTATGAAATTGAGCTATCCAAATTCTATCAGATTCAATTTCTTCTTGAACTTCTAATAATTTTTCATTAATTATATTACTAAGTTTTAATTCTTGATGTAATGGATCAGATGTTTTTCTGAATTTTACTTTAATATATTGTAGTACAACTGGTCCAAATACTCCAGTAACAAATGCTGCTACTATTGTAGATAAAAAAGATGGATCTGTTAATAATGTCATTTTTTTAATGTTTCTAAAAAGGTGATGGATTTTTCTGTATTTTGTTCTATCAATTTTTTATTACCTCCACTCCATTTCTCAACATCACCTGCTTCAGTAACAAAAGATTCATTTGATTCTTTTAATTCTTCTTGTGACCAATCTCTAAAATCGTTTATTAAACTATCTATTTTATCATTATGAATTTGGTTTATATATTCTTCCCATTTTCCTTCTGATTTTATTTTAGTTTCGAAATCTGTTACACAATTTAAACATTGTTTATGAGTGTCATAAAACGGTTTATCTATGTGAGTACGCATTGGTTTGGTACATTTTGGACATAATATAGGCATTGAGTATAACGCCTTAGCTCTATCTAATTTAGTAACATTTTGTTTGATACCATTTTGAATAGTCCAAGTACGATTATTTTCTTCCCATATATCTCCTTCACTATGTACTTCGTATTTTTTTGTATAACCAATACCAACAGTTGTTTTATCACCATACTTACCTTTTACAAGGTTACGTAGACGTTCAACATCTTTCTTTTGGAATTCTTTATTTAACATACTATAACTTATCGTTTAAAAAGAAATAAAACGCACTTTTTAATGGAAACTGTTTTTTTATTTCTGGAATTTTATTTATAAGAGCATTATATATTTTATTTGATAAGTCAAGAGTAAGTTCAGTTTCTTTCACTTCTTCTCTAAGTATATCTAAAAACTTAATAGTTTTAGATTCTGCTAATTCTACTTCCTTAACTTTATATTTTATTCCAGCGTTACCTAATACTGTTTTAATAATTCTTTTAGTTACTTCTTTTGTTGGATTACCTTTTTGAGGAAATACAATACTATCTCCTTTAACTTCATACTTTAATAAATTAGGTTTACTAATTAAAGACATAGTTATATCATCTATAGCGGTTTTAGTTTTAATCGGGAATTTTTTTCCTGTACTTTTTTCAATAGATGCTTTACCAGCAGGTGATATTTTTTTACCATCTGCGTCCATATTACCAAAGTATTTTTCAATTCCTTGATTAACTATAGGTTGATTTCTCATATTAGAAATATAAATACCATAGTTATTTATATCAGATAATGCTTTAACTACATCATCTGTTGTTACTTCTGTAGGTGTAACATTAATATCATATTCAGCGTTAACTGATGGGTTATTTTTAAATTCTTGATCGTCTTGTTCAAATATTCTTTTCATTATAATCCTAATTTTTTAAGTTCATTAATTGTTTGTGTTGCGGTTTTATGTAATATACCTATACCACCTGCATTTTTCCAATCACTAATATTATCAGTACGGTCATCTATAAGTATTTTATTTTCTCCAGCATATAGCTGTTTATCTTTTTTATTAACAAGAATTACCTTTGTATCAGGTGTTAAATTTTCTTTAACCCATTCATATTTACCTATTTTACTTGATGGATCCCATGATGGAGCTGATAACATTATTGGGTTATATTTCGCTATATAATTCCATAATTCTTTTCCATCATCCATCCAAGGCATTTTAGACCAATATTCAACTCCTTCTTTACCAATAGCATCCCAAAATGCTTTAGTACCATATTTGTTTTCATATTCTCTACATGACATTCCTGTGAATTCTTTAAAACGATCTTCAAAGTCACATAGTACTCCATCCATATCGCAATATATAACAAATCCACTTGGTATTCTTGTTTCATTCATAACTGTTTTATTGTTTTTTATATTATCTTCCCAATTTCTAAATGTCATATTTCCTTTTAAATATGCTTCTTCTTCAAGTTTATTTAATTGTTCACTTGAATTTGTATTGGTTGTGTTTATATTCATATCATCACCTCTTAAATTTTGAATATGATGAATCATTTCATGAGAAAATGAACGTAATATATCTTTTGGATTTCTATTAAGAGTATATAATGTTATTTCTTTTGCTTCTGGATTGTAGTAGGCTGTTTTACCTAATAATTTAGAAGCGTTTTCATTATCATTACCTATTATTTTAACTTTAGGTAATGGTTTTACTTCATGTCCATTATCAACAAAGTATTTTGTTAAACTAGTTAAGCCTTTCTTAAAATTTAAATTAGAAGTATTTTCATATAATGAATCAAATGTAGGTTCAGTTCTTAAACTATAACCTATAGCATTTACAAAATCATTTATATCTATACCTTGTGGTAAAAATTTATTAATTGCTACTTGGTCTTTTAATTTAAGTGCGTTTCTAAAGTTAGTAGCGCTTAAATCTTCTATATTACCAGCATCATATACTTTAACATTTGAATATTTAGTTTTATCTAATAAAGCATTAAATCTTGCTTCTTCACCTTTACCAAACGCTACAATAAAATTAGTAGTTGGATTTTCCTTTATAACATTATAAACATATGATACAGGAGAGGGTTTATCAGAAATTACTAATTTTGCTTTAGGTAATAATGGTAAATATGTTTTCCAAGCACTTAATGATTGTTCCGCTGTTACTCCTTCACGAGCAATAGCTGAAATTATTATTAATACTTCATCAGCTACTTTAGATAATCTTTGTACTATTTCAAAATGTCCTTTATGTGGTGGTTTAAATGCACCTGGGTATAAGGCTACAGTTTTTGAGTTTTCCTCTAATATAAGATCTGCTAAATATTGTCCTAAACTCATTTTAAAAATTGGGTTGCTTTGTTAACTACTTCATTTTCATCTGTAATAACATAACCTTTAACCTTATTCTCAATATTCATAAATTCTTTTTCAAGTCTTTGCATTTGAATATCTAATTGAGCTTTCATAGCTGCTTTTGCTTTTTCAGCTTTAGCTATTTCTTCAGGTGTTTGATTTTCAGGTTTTTCTTTTCTAAATGTTGATACATATTCACCTGTTGATGACAATTTATCAAAATATTCAGCTACTTTATTTTCACTAACAGCTTTATTAAATTCATCAATTTCTTTTTGGTATTCTTTATCAGGTGCTTGATATAAAATAAAATTATCACCTAATTTATTCATGTAAGCATCTATGTTACCATAAACATTATTCCAAGTAGATAAAACACCTATTTTAGGTACTTTACGTTCACGTTTAAAGTTACGTAAAAATGATACTATAGGATGGGTATAAACCATTATCATCATTTTTTCATAACCAGGTGTATTTATTACACCTTTAGTTTCTTTACGCTTATATTCACCACCTAACATCTTATTTGCATTAGATGCGGTTGTGTCCCAAATAAATGATTCACCTTTTGCTATAGCATTAGGTACATCAACATCATCAATTTGTAATGATGCTTTTGTTAAATTATTAAACATTGAGCTATCTTTATCTTCAATATAAGTGTCAGGATTTAACACTTTTACTTCAGGAAGCTTAGCTTTTATCTTATTAATTAAATATGATTTACCTGCTCCAGCACCTCCAGCCATGATCAACATTTTATTTTGTGATGCTTCTAGCAATAAACTTAGTAATTTTATCATGTTGTTAATATAGTAAAAAGACTTGGGGATTCCAAGTCTCTTATAAATATTATGAAATAATGGAATAACTATAATTTCACGGTAGTTGGTAACATTTCAGTATATGGTTTGGCATTTGGATTTTCCATTTTATACACATCATATATTTTCATAAACATGTCAAAGTTATAATCAATATTTTCAATAACTTTTAATTCCCATCCTCTACCTTGTATTTTACCATTTTTACCTTCACTACGAGTACTTGCTTTTAACCAAAGAATACCAACTTCTTCAATATGTTCATCATGTGTTTCATTCCATGCTTTAGCATAAGCTGCTAACTGTAAATTATATGATACATGAATGCTGTTAGATGTTTTAATATCTAGTAACCATAATTTACCACCAAAACGACATATAATATCTGTTGTACCAGCGTATTTATGTTTATCTGAAAATAAATGATATTCAGTTGATACTAATTCAGGATTTGTTGTTTTCCAAAATTCAGCAAATTTTAATATCATTTTCCAAACTTCTAATGAGTAATTAGCTTTTCCGTTTTCATCAATCCATGTAATTTCTTTACCTTCTAAGAATTTTTCAGCAGCGTTATGAACTTGTGTACCTTCATAAGCGGCTTTTGAAGCAATAATATCACTATTATGCCCTACATCTTTTAACCATGAATGGAAAAATTGATTTTTTGGAAAATAATTTAAAATACTAGACACAGATGGATAATATTCTGTGTTACGTCTATAAAAACGTTGATCTAATACATTTACTTGTTTGTTGTCTTTACTGTACTCAACGATACGTTTAATTTTAGGGTCGTGGAGGATGTTTCCTTGTTCAATCATAATGATAGTTTTTTTTCAAACAGTCCCGAATAAGTTAACGGGAAGGTATTCTGAATTAGGTTAGTGAAATTTTTAAAACCTATTTCATTTGGGTCTTTATCTACAAGTTCAACTAAATAAACTGTTTTTCCTTCATTTATCAGTTGCTCACAGAAATCTAAAGCTTGTTTTATAGCGTCTTTATCCAACGCAATATATATTTTTTTCACAGTCGATGTCACTATACGTTGCATCAATTTAGACTGCAGATTCTTACCTAATAACGGTATAGCATTACGCTTGATAGTTATAGCATCAAACATGCCTTCACATAATACTAAAGGTGAATTCCAATTAACAAATATTTCAAATGGAATTATGTCTCTTGAAACACTTGGATTTAATTTTTTATTAGAACCTGGAATGAAACTTCTACCCATAAAATAATTTAAAGTACCAAATTCATCATATGATGGAATTATAACCATGTTGGCATATAATCCTGTTTCACAATATCCAATGTTATACTTTATAATATCATCTTCTGTTAAGCCTCTATTTTTTACATATGATAGAGCTTGTTTAGCAGTTAATGATTTATCATTTAATATGGATTTATATTCTTCAGGTAATACTACTTTAATTTCTTCTAGTTGACTTTTTTCAACTGGAGAGACATCTTTAGTTAATGATTTTAGTTCAAGTATTTTGTCGTGAGGTACTTCTATTGCTTTAAATAAATTAACTAGTTTCTTACCTTTAAATTTACAAACCCAACATCCAAATTTTTGGAAATCAGGACTTGATTCATCTAAACATATTTCTAATTTATTTTTAGTAGAATTAGTACATTTTGGGCAATGATAAGCATAGTTACCTCTTGCTGTTGATTTACCTGTACCTAATACAGAATTTACTAACGAGACTAATAATTGGTTAATCATTAATCATAATATAACAAAAAAAGCTTGGAAAACCAAGCTTAATTTTAATTATTTTATATTTGTTAGAAAGATATTTTAATACTTATAAACGTTTTGCAATATCATCTTGAACTTTTTCAACCATTTCTTCAGTAAATTCTGGATGTTTTCTCATAAGATCTTCAAGTTCTTTTTCAAGTTTTTTTTCTCTTTCTTCAGCGTCATAAGCTGTACTTCTAGCAGCTATTAGTATTCCTTTTACTATTCTATGAAGTTCAGATCTTGAATCATCTTCATTCAATATTCCTGCAAGTTTTTGCATTCTGCGAAATTCTTCGTTTAAGATTTGTTTTGACATTTTATGTTTATTTTATAATAAATATTATAGGAAGTCTTTACTGTAGAACTTTCCAAGGATATTGTCGTTAAAGTACTCTAAAGGATGTTCTAACACACCATATTTAAATAAGTACTTACACTCATAATATGTTAATAGTTTTTTATTAGGTACTATCTGAATTATTTCACGCATAAATTCATCATGTTTACTTTCTTTTAACATATCAAGTATAGGTTTTGCTGAACCATAATATGTTTTCCAGTCAGATTCTTTAGTTACTTTTTTAGTGGTAGCTTTTCTTCCTCTAGCAATTGGTAATGCTGCTGATTCTTTCTTACCTAACTTTTTATTTGAGGTATGATACAATGATTTCTTACCAATGTATGATATACCTGATAGTTTGTGTGTTGTAATGTAAATGAATCCAAAAGCATCAGGACCGAAGTCCTCTATTGTTTCTATAACTTTTTCTTTATATAACCACATAATTTTGTTTTTTATCTATCTATATTAATGTAAATAGTCATGTCTGTTGTTCTTGATGAAGGTAGTGGTTGTGATAATTTACCAACTGCAACTAAATTTTGATTATCATCATATAATCCTACAGTTGTTATATATGGAGCAAAATAAGAGCCAGTTGCAAAATCAAGTACTACATCTGTTGTACTACCTGATATTATTGATGGATTTTGTGTGAAATTAAATTCGCTTTCTCTTATTGTACATTTATATTGAGTTTCATATATTGAGTATGAACTAATAAATGAGCAGGCAGATGCTGTAGTAAAGTTGATTATAGCGCCAGAACTAGCACTTGTTAACACTGCCATACCATGTTGATATATTACGTTACCTACAATATTACCGCCAAATATCAAATTACCTTCGCCGTCGTCAGTATATGTTCCATCTGAATTTGTGTATATTAAACTTGTTGGTTTAATTTTGTCTCCAAATAATCGTGATGGTATGGCTAAAACACCTATAGTAGCATTTGAAGCTGTAGGCCAAAAATGAGGATATGATAAAGTAGAAGCTAAATAATTATAAAATGAAGGAGATGGTGTGCCATCACCTACTATTGTATTTCCACTTGGAATTGAACCAGGTATTAAACTAGAGGTTGGTATTGGTGAACCATAACTGCTACTTAAATAGTTTGAGTAATATAATTCCTTTATTGAATTATAAACTAAACGTTGATATTGAGCAGATATACATCCTGTTTTAGCATCTGATAAAGGACTAAACAGTCCAGATATATTAGTTCCTAAAAAACTATCTATACCTGAACCAGTTATTTGAGCAATACCATTAAAGGTAAACGATTTGTTTACCTCAAATGGAGTCACTATCACATCTTGTGCTAATAATTGTTTATATACACTCATGAATTAGAAATCCAACTTAACGCGGATTAAGGCTTCTTTTGTGAAATCTTTAATTAATGGTTTTGATAATTTAGCTACTGCTAATAACTCATTATTATCATTATACATTCCTACTGTTGTGAAGAATGTTTGTGGATTATTGATAAAACTATTATATAATACAGCACCTGTTGATCCTGATATGAATGATGGATTTTCTGAGTAGTTAAATTCTGCGTTTCTTGCTCTTATAAATACATAATCAGATGTTACAGTTTCTTGAGAGTTAAGTGTAAATCCAACTTTTAATGTTCCATTTGAAGAACCACTTATAGCTGTATATAATATTTGAGTATTTAATCCATCAGTACCATTAGTTTTATTTGATATTAATCCTATTCCTCCAGAAATTGAATTTTCTCCTAATGCTAAAGGATTTAAAATTATTGTTCCAATGTCTGGTAAGAACCAACCATATGAACCAGAACGTGCTGACCATCCACTAGAATTAGTTCCAGCATTTGTAGCTACTACTCCGGCTGAACCTGAAATTAAATTATATACTCTACCTGAATCTAAGAATGTAGTTGTAGAGGCATATTGTGAATCATCTGTTAAAGTAATTCCACCTGAACCTGATCCAGATAAATGAAGAATTAAAGCACCAGGTAATAATGATTCTTTGTATCTATTTCTAGAAACTGAAATCGCCCAAAAATCTGAGGCTGTTACATTTCCAAATGTGAATGTATCTGCAGTATCTCCTAAAACTAATGATCTATATTGACCATATATTGTTGAAGTTGGTGAATTTTGTATAATTTGAGAATTATATGGTACACTTCCACTACCCTGAAGATTTCCATAAGCAATATCAAATTGAACTTCTGAACCTGAAACAGTAGTGGTTTCAGATCCTAAAGCAGCTGAACCAGTTTGGTATACACTTACATAATATGTTCCTGTTGAAGAAGCATATTGTGCTGAGGATGTGAAGAAAGTAGTTATTATTGGAGCATATCCTGACCATAAGGGAGCAGTAATTGAATCTGCTGATAATATAAAGTCTTCTGCGTCTAATCTTTTAAATGACATATTTTAATTATTTAACTTGAGTTACAGTGATTGGAATTGTTATACGAGCACCACTATCATTTCCTACTACAGTTAATGTAGCTTGAATTTGAGTATTTGTACTAAATAATGTATTAACAGTTGTTGCTGTTAAATTAATTGTAGTACCTATAACTGTTTTAGAAACATTAGTACCTAATGTAGTAGTTGTATTTAACGCCTGAACTGCAGGAGTATTAATACCAACACCATTAAATGAATTTAATAAACGAACATCAGATATTGTTGCTGTGTATCCTGTATTTTCATATGTTTGATTACCACCTAAATAATTTAAGGTTTGTGGTGTGATTGCTAATGAAGCACCTTGTTTTAATGTTATTAAAGAATAACCTAAGTTTAAAACAGGTATTTTAGAAGTTCCTCTAGGTAATGTAGTTAATTTATACTTCATTATTTGAGTTTCTTGAGGGAATGCTTCTAGTAAAGGCATATTATTTATTGCCTCACCATAATATGCTGATCCTGATGGATGAGTTGGATTATATAAAGTATAATCTATTTCATCATCTGCTAATGCGAATTGTGTGATTCTAAAGCTACCATCGCTTTTAGCTAGAAGTTCACGACCTTTAGTAGTTAGTATTGCGTCTACTGTTACTACTGAATTGTTTAAATATGCCATTGTTTATTTGTTTTTACTGTTATAAATATTATATTATTCCTTCTTTTTTTAGTTCTTGTATTGTAGCATCAAAACTTGCACTTAATGTTGGTGATAAGAATTGGGGTTTCATATATCCTGGTACACCTGCTATTAATCTAGTTCCATTTATTAGTATTTGTGATGTGTCTTCTAAAAATTCTCTAACAAGAAAACCATTTGTAATAAAATCAAAGTTATTATCAAGTTTTTTAGTAGTTAAACCACTAACAGGTCTATCAAGAAATAAATATAATTTACGTTGAGTGCCACCATATCCTATATTATTATCTATAGAACTATTAACTATAGTATATACTTGAGCTTCATTTTGATCAAATCTAATTTCTTGACCATTTTTAATTTGGAAAGTAGTTGGTACTCCATATCCACCATATCCTCCTGATCCAGTAAATGGTACTATACCATAAATATTAGTATAATATTGTAACGGATCATCTAAAACTGCTATAAAGGAATTTAATCCTAAATCTCCATCTAAATTAATAGATGTATCACCAGTTAAAGGTACAGTAACTCCTGTTCCTATATTTGCACTATCTATAGTCCTTACCCACCAATTACTTGTAACTATATTATATACAAATAATCTATACTTATCAAAAGTAGCATTTTTAGTTAAAGTAACAGGAGTTCCAGATATTTTAAAAGATATACGATTTGTAGAAGGATCTGGGAAATTTGTAGTACCAAATTTTATTTGGGTTCCAGTATTAGTACTACTATTATATGCTTGATAATATATAGAAAATGCTGAATCCATTTTAAAAGTACTTCCAGCATTTGCAGTTAAAGTAAGTAAACCCATTGAAGCTGAAGTTAACATTGGAAAATCTATTAGCTGAGGATATGTAAAATTATCTTGAGCAAATGTCACTGATCCCGTTGAAAAATTATAGATTAAACTTCCTAGTTCCCAAGATGAAGTTAAACAAGATGTATTAGTTCCATAAGACCAAACACAATCTGAGGTTATATATTTTGGATAATTTCCGGGTTGATTATTAGTAAGTAATCTGATTCCTCCTCCTATATCATATGTTCCTATATTTCCATAAAGCTTACTTCCTGATTCATTAGTTAATATGACACTAGGAAAACCAGATCCAGGTCTATATATAGTAGTATCTTGATGTAATGTTTGTCCTGTTGTTTTATTATTTATAGTTATACCAGCAAAAGAATCTTTACCAAAATTATCTAATAAATTAGCATAATAAATAGAACTTGTTCCTCCTACTGTGGTTTGTTCACCTTTATCATCTACTAAACTATTAACATACATAGTAGAAGTATTTACTATTTCAGGATAAGCACCTGACATTCCTTTAAATACTAAAAAATATGATTGGTATTTATCTACTGCTGCTGTTGAACCATATGATTTATCTCCAACTGTATAAATATTATATTGTGCACTTGTTGTTTTACTTCCTTTATATCTTGGAATAATACTACGTTCTAAATTATAATTATAATCTTGTATTTCTGCTTTTGGAGCAATATTTCCAGTAATATATTGTTGATTAGTAGGTATTAATTGACCTGTATTATAATCAACTTCTTGAAAGTTATTACTTAGTCTAGCATTTACAACATTATTTAAAATTGGATTTAAAATAAGTGGATTATCAATATTTGAGTAAATTTTTATATTAGATACAGTGATAGGATTACCAAATAATTTTTGATTTAAAAATCTTAATGCTACTGATGGATTATTTTCTATTTTTAATGATTTAATATTAACACTCGTACTTTTTAAAACATTAGTACTATATATTTCGGGGTAGCCATAACTAAATAACGCAACAGGAGCATCATATGTCCCATCTGATGTATTATCTATAGTGAAATCCATATAGTATGTTTGATCAGGAAGAAAATTAAAATTTATTAAATAAGAAAAACCAATTGCTATAGATGCTCCAGCATCACTTCCTACTTGTCCTGAAGTAATAATAATATTATTATTTAAACTTTGTGTAGTTGCTATTATTGTACTTCCTTTTAAATCTCCTGTTAAAAATTCACTTTGATCACTATGTAATGTTTCTACTAAACCTAATGGAGTTACAATTGATTGACTATATGAATTACTCATACTAGGCACTGAACCAGCACTTCCACCACTTGTTTTATATAATTGAGATGAAGCAAAATCAAAAGGAAATGATTTAACTGAACCTGAAATATCTAAGTCTGAGAATGAAGCTGAAGGTACTCTGTATCTATTTCTTTCTAGTAAATGTTGTTTAATAACAATACCTGATGCTAGACTTGTTCTTGCAGGAACAAAATCCTTAATCATTTTAAATAATGAGTTATCAAAATATTTTATTAAACGAACATAATCATTTAAATTATAGTTTGAAGTATATTTAGTAAAGTAATCATTTCTTAATTTATTTAAATCAGGATATGATGTATAAGAACTAGTGAATTGTCTTGGATCACCTATATATTCTCCTATATTAAAATAACCTAACTGATCTATTATGTCTCTATTTATCTCGTTTTGAGGTGAAAAAGCTACTTCTAATAAATTTACATCTTTAGTATAACTACCACTTATAGATAATTCTTGTTGGATTGAAATATAAGGTGATAATGTATCTCCAGTTGGTACAACAGTATTCGCTATTTTTATTTTATGGTTTACTATGTTTTGTATTCCTACAGGAGGTTGATTTAAAAATATAGTTTCATTATTTGATACAAATACACTACTAGTAGAAATTGTAAAACTACTATTACCTCCTCCAAATGAAGAAGTTGTAATCCATGAACCTGATATTTTAGGATGTAATGATGATGTATTAGTATATAATTCTCCACCTAATGTTGCTCTAAAAGCTAAAATATTTGGTGTTGAGTTTAATGTATTTCCTTCTGTTGAGTAAGGATTCATTATATAGTTTTTAAATACTGATTCACTTAAAGGAATAGTATAATATCTAATTTCTTGTAATGAACCTATAAATGAAGAGCCTGATGTTCCTAATGTGTTTGAAAAACTTGATGATGTTGATTTTAACCAAGAGCTAGTAGTTAAGGTAGCAACACTTGATGAAGCATAATATCCAACTTTAACTCCATCATTTCCATTATATAATGAATTTCCAGCAGATAAAGTAAAAGTATTATTACCATTATTAGTCATACCTACTGACCACCATCCACCATCATAAAATGGTAAAAATACACTTGAAGAAACTGAACCAGATGGTTTAAATTCTAAAACAGCGTATTCATTGTAAGAGTTTGTATTTGCTCCTGAATATGAAGCACTTGTATATCCTGAACCTGTATATTTTAAAGTTAAGTATGAACCACTATTAGCATACCATAAACTTTGAGTTGGAGTAGTAATAGCTGATGATAAACCAGGTGTTTTAAATCTAAAATAAACAGTAGAAGGTACATTAGGTGTATTCCAAGATGGATTTAATACCCAAGGTGTTTGTACATTTGATAATGATGAAGATATAGTACTTTCAAAATATAAAGCTTGATTATACTCATTTTCCCATTGATCCCAATCATTGGTATCGTTTTTATTTTTACCTCCAAATTCATTAATTCTTAGAATAGAATCAGGAATACCATATAATGTTATTAATGCTCTTAAACCTTCAACAGTACCTTTTTTCTTAAGTAAATAAGGTAAGTTATGATAAATACGTTTATATATTGATTTATTAACATCATCTAAAGGAACTACTATTGGATTTCCATTAGAATAACCTGTTATAACATATCCTGGAAGTGAGTATCCATTTAGAGAAGCAGTAACAAAAGTGTTAATCATTTCACTTCCTGTTGAAGCAGTTAATGAACCACCTGGCGTTATTCCTATAAATGAACTATATAAATCTGTTGTTGAAAAATTATTTTGGTATATTTTAATACCTAAATCTCTTAGTACTTCTGCTATTAAATCTTTAGAAATACCATAATCTAATCTATTATCAGCATTATATTTATTTCCAATATCTTTAATATAAACCCAAATACTATCAAAATGTTGTCCAATCATATCAACAAATAATTGATATTGATTATTGATAGGATCATCAGTTAAATAGTTAGGTATAGTATTTACTAAACGATTTGGATTTATATTTTCATCATAATATGAAGCACTAGTATATTGTATATTTAACCAGTTTTGAACAGTTAATGAACTTACAGGAGCATTAACATATGGTTGTGAGATATTAGTTTTAGGCCATGATTTACTTCCTGAATCAAAATATAAAAAATAATCATAACCATCAAAATTAGTTATAATATCATCTATCTTATTTTGCCATACATCATAACTTGATGAAACATAGTATGAAGTACTTGATGAACCTGTAGATAATAAAGCGTTAGATTGATATTCTTCTATTAATGATACTTTATAATAAAAATTTTCTAAACGTGTTTGTGCTGATGAGAAGAAAACAAAATTAGAATAATCATTATAATCTATATTTAGTTCTATTCCTTTTTCTATTAATAAACTATTTAATTGATATTGTAAACTTGAACTTCCAGGTGTTGAACTATTACTAACTAAAGTATTATAATTTATAAATTCAGAAGAATTATTAACTCTATCTTTAACAGCTATGTTTAAATTAGGACCTTTTAATTGTATATTATTATCTAAATTATCAAATATTAAAGTAATAGAAGCTTGGTATGCTAAAGGATTTGATATAGTTTCTACAGCCCATAATTCTGATTTAATATCAAAAATATCAGGAAGTGGTTCATATAATTTTATTAAAACTGTTGGATCAACAGGATTAGAATTATCTAATAAAATGTTATTAGCTATTATTAATTGGTTGTTTCCAAAGTTTAAATAAAAATCAGCATAGTAGTTTGATGTTTGTAATTGTGTTACATAATTTGAAACATCAGTTATCACTGTTAATGGATTAATTATGTTAGAATCTAATCTTATTTCAGTTCTATCTGGACTAATTTCTGAAATATAGTAGGTATTATCTTTAGATGAACCTAAAATATTAGTGAAAAAATTATAATTTGTTATATATTGACCTTCAGAAAATCCATAAATTGTTAAGTCTTGTTCAGGATCTATCTGTAAGTTATTATCTAAAATAGAATAATTAGAAAAATTATTAACATAAAGTAATTGATTTTGATTAAAATCATACACTGTATATTCAATATAATCTACACTAGATGTAAAGGTATTTGTCACATCAAAACTAGAAATTAAGTTTTGGTCTTGAGTAGAATACGTTTGTAATTCTAGAGTTGTGGGATCTATATTTTGTATATTAATTATTTTATCCATTATTTGGGTAAACTATTTGATAGTGTTTGTATTTGAGTAGTTAAATCAAGATTTTGTTGTCTTAAAAATGTTACTTCATCAATCAAAGCTTGCATATTATCAGATTGAAATGAAGAACCAACATATTCTTGACTTGTTTTTATAAGGTACTCATGAGAGTTTGTATCTCCAAGTTTAGGAATATCAAAGAATAATTGATTATAATAATTAAAAAATTGATCTACACTAACAGTTGGAGTAGCGATTGATGATGTTTGGTTAGAAGGGATTAATTGAGAAAAAGAAGTATCAATTGTTTTTTGATATTGTCTTTTTTCAAATACAGTTTTATTTAAATTAACTTGTGCCATTAACCATTAATAATTTTAAAGTAATAATCATTATCTAATATTATTGTGTTATTATTTACTACTGTTTGAATTAATATTTTATAGTAACGCTCTGGTTGTAATCCATTCATATAAATATCAAAATAATTACTAGTACTATCAGCACTAATTTGAGTATAAGTAGTATCAAAATCTATTACATACTCATTAGTATCTAAATCTTTTATAGCGTAATATGAAGATGATGGTAAGTAATAATTGTTAGTATTAATTGAAGAGGTTTGATATACTCTTGTTGGATATTTTGGTCTACAATTTATTCTAAATCTATTTATACTATCAGGATAGAAGAAACCTGGATTCTCAGTTACTGAAGCATAGATTTGTGAATCAGTAATAATAGGAGATGTTCCTGGTGCAAAACTATAATCTCTCCATTTTATTTCTAATTCTGGAGGATAAATAGTATGAGTATCTACTGAAAAAAATTTTAAATCAGGTTGAACTGATTCTAAAGATAAAAATTCAGTTGCGTCATCAAATTTAACTATAAATCCATTATTACTTACATAGGTATCTGATCCAATAGAATTAGAACTACTATACCATGCTTTAACAATATCAGTAACATTAATATTTAAATCTTTATCACTTCTAATATCAAAAGATTGAGATGGATTAAAATTTAAACTTGTATTAGATGAACCTGTGTACCATACACCTCCTCCTTTATTATTATTTAAAAAAGAAGCTGTAACAAATGGACTGTATCCTGATACTTCCCAACCACTACCACTAATATAATTTCTCCAGTTCCAACTAATACCATCTGATACTATAGGATTATCTCCAAATTGTCCTGTTCCATTATTCCAAGAACCTGAAGTAGGATGAACAAATACTTTACTAGAAAAACCCATTCCTTCAGCATTTGCTATATAACATCTTAAATTAGATTGCCAAGTTGAAGTTTTAACTTGATTTAAAAAAACATTGTTTATTTCGGTTTGATCAAACGCTAGGAAAAACCTAAAAACGCCCGATAATCCTTGTATAGTTAACGGAAAACCAGCTTCTAATATACTGTCCAATCCTGTATTTGAATCGGGGTAAAACGAATATACTGTAGCGTCTTTATACGGGTATAATTTATATATTGCCATTTTATTTTATTATAATGATACTACTTTTCCTGAAATATCGTTGTTTGGGTATTTTACTTCAAATATTGAAGGATCTAAACTAGGATATATAATTCCATTTTGTGTTGCTCCTTTAATATCATAAGCATATTGTGAGTATCCTAAATTAGTTCCTACCTTATTTACTATATCTATATTTTTAATAGTTTGAACTCCTTCAATTTTATCTAATAATATATATAATTCTCTTAGAACAATAGGTTGGTTTACTAACCATTTATCTATAGCAAAATAATCTTTTAAAGCATTAATACATGCTATAATAATATCATTATTGTTATAATTAGGTAATACTATTATTTCAAAATTCACACCTATATTAATAATAAAACCATCTTTAATTCTAATTGAATCACCTATTATTCTATATTGTGATAAATAAGTTGATAGATTTTGTTTTAAAGCATCAGAACATGTTTTTAAAGTAGTACTAGCATCATAAGATAATACATATAAATCTAAAGTTGATGCTATTTCTCCTGGTAATACATTTTCTGCTTTAACAGGTTCAATAAATGCTTTTGCTATAGTTCCATATTGAGAAGGTAAACTTAATGTTCTAACTAAATAATCATCTTGTGTTACATTTCTAAGTTGTGAATTGAAATTTCCTATTGTATTTTGTCTTAATTCTTCTGTTGTATCTCCATCCATACCTCCATCTGCTGCAGCTGGATTATTTATAGCTATAGAACTAAAAACACTATTTGCTAATGTTGAATTTAGATTGGTATTAATAAATGTAGGAGGTGTAACTAAAGTATTAATAGTATTAGATGAAACATTTGAACTTACACCTCCACCAGTTAAATATCTTACAGTTAGTGTAGTACTTGAAGGTGCTATACCATATGTTTTAGTAAATATAAAATTTGATGGTGAAAAAGCTGTTGTTAATTTACTTTGTCCTGATGGTAATCCTAATCCTACATTAAATGGATTTGGAGTAATACTTTCATCAGTATCAGTAGATATACCTGAACCAAATTGAATTTGTAATGTTTGTTCATCTAAAAAACGAGTAGCAAATCTACGTTGTACTTGTTTTAATTTTAATAAATAAGGTGCATCATTAGTAGAACTAAAATTAGGATCATTGGTATTAGTATTTTTTATTGAGTCAAATACTGTTTCTTGAGATAAATAATCTACTTCATACCATTTATTACCATCACTATCTGTTATATCTAATATGTTAACTATATTATCAGCATTGATATTAACTGTAGCGAAAGGAACAGGATCACCAAATGAAAATGTAGTTGTATTAATTGTTGATGAAATAGCAGGACGTGTTTTCTTTAATAAGAAATTAGTTGGTGTAGTACCACTAACACTATACACTGTTACTTCAGTTAAATCAGTTGAACTTGAAACTGAAAAATCAATTGGATCTTGAATTATAAAATTAATTGAACCTGATAAAGTTGATTTAACAGATGAATTTGATGGAAATGATAAAGCATAG